CGAGTGTTTTCAACCGCGAGGACGACGGCGGCGACCTGATCCTGCCGGGCGCGTTCAAGCAGACGCTATCTGAGTACGACCATGCGAACGATATGCCGAAAATGCTGCTGAACCACGGCGGCATGGGCGGCTTTCTATCCTCGCCGGCGCCGGAAGACCTGATGCCGATCGGCAAGTGGACTTCGATGAGCGAGGATTCGCACGGGTTGCAGGCCAAGGGACGCCTGATTAACCTAGATACGGAATCTGGCAAGCGGATCTACGGCGCCATGAAGGAAAACGCCCTGAGCGGCCTGTCGATCGGCTACCGGGCCAAGGATTTCGTGCGCGGCACCAAGGAAAACGAGCCGCGCCGCACGCTCAAGCAGGTTCATCTGGTCGAGGTTTCGCCGGTCACGTTCCCGATGCAGGGGGCGGCCTCGATTTCCTCGGTGAAATCCTTCGATTTCGCCGATCCGCGCACTGCGGAAAAGCTGCTACGTGAGGTATGCGGCTTTACGCAGTCGCAAGCGCGCGAGTTCGTCTCGCGCGTGAAAGCGCTCGGGCTACGTGATGTTGGTCCGGACGAAGAAGCCAAGCGCGCTATCGCCGCGTTGAACCGGAGAATGGCGCTGCTTCGATCCTGACTCACACACACGAGGGACCAAAATGTCCGATCTTTCGGAGCTGACCTCCGCGATCGAGGCGAGCAATCGCTCTTTCGAGGAATTCAAGAAAGCCAACGATCTGCGCATCGAGGAATTGAAGAAAAACGGCACCGCGCCGGCCGATGTGCTCGCCAAGATCGATGCCATCACCAAGGATTTCGGCGAACAGAAAAAGCTGATCGAGGTGATCGAGGCCAAAATGAAGCGGCCCCAGTTCGGCGGCGAGCGAGCGAGCGCCCCGTACTACTTCAACGGGCTGGAGCTGAAGGGCTACATCGATACCGAAGTGCAGCAGGCGCACCGCAAGGGCTTCGATGCCTACATCCGCAAGAATCGCGGCACGAACGAGCTGTTCGACCTGGAGGTGAAAGCCTGGGGCGCGATGCTCGGCCTGCCGGATAGCGAAATCAAGGCGATGAATATCAGCTCCGGCCCGGATGGCGGTTTCGCGGTGCCGAAGGTGATCGACGCGATGATCGAGGCGACCCTCGTCAACGTTTCGCCGATCCGCGGCCTTGCGACTGTGGTGCAGATCAGCACGCCGGACTATCACAAGCTGGTGAACGTCCACGGCACGGCGAGCGGATGGGTGGGCGAGAAAGCTACCCGGCCATCGACCGCGACGCCGACGTTTGAGGACATCAATCCGCCAATGGGCGAGATTTATGCCTTCCCACAGGCCACGCAACAGATGCTGGACGACGTGTTCTTCAATGCCGAGTCGTGGCTGGCCGATGAGATAACGCTCGAATTCGCGCGGGCCGAGGGCGCTGCCTTTTGCAATGGGACGGGCGTGGTGCAACCGAGGGGTTTCACGACTTACCCGGTAGCGGCCACGGCGGACGCGACACGCCTATTCGGAACGCTGGAGTACACCTTCACCGGCAGCAACGGCGCATTCAAGACGACCAGTGCGACGGTCAATCCGACGGACGATTTGATCACGCTGGTAGGTCGGATGAAAAAGGGCTATCGGGACGGTTGCTGGTGGGTGATGAACAAAAACACCTTGTTCGCCGTCATGGCGATGAAGGATTCGGTCGGCCGCTATATCTTCAATCCGACCAGCGCTCCGGGCATCGTAGACACGATCCTGGGTTATCCAGTGACCGAAGCCGAGGACATGGCCGACTACACGACCACGAATGCCCTTGCGATCGCATTCGGCAACTTCAAGCGCGGGTATCTGATCGTGGATCGCATCGGTGTGCGCACGATCCGGGATCCGTTCTCGAACAAGCCGTACATCGGCTTTTACACGACCAAGCGGCTTGGTGGCTCGATCATGAATACCGAGACGATCAAGTTCCTGAAGTTCGGCACGAGCTAACCACCGAAAGGACGCAAAAATGTTCGATCTTCACGCGAAAGTCCGAACGGTGGTCGGCGTGGCGCCGGTCGCCGTCGGCACCACCGGCACCGGGCAAGTCGGCAAGATCATCGACACGCAAGGCTATGACGGCGTCGAGTTCCTGCTCGCCTACGGCTCGGTGACAGCCACCACGGCGGTTTTCACGGTGCTGGTGAAAGAGGGCGACGTTACTGGAACCATGACTTCGGTAGCCGATGCCGACCTCTTGGGCACCGAGCTGCTGGCCGGTCTGGCGGCAGCGGCCACGCGCACATCTGCCGTATCAAAGAACGTGACCAAGCGGATCGGCTACAGCGGTGCCAAGCGTTACGTGCAATGCGGGGTCAAATCGACCACTACGGCCGGCACGCCGGTATCGATCACGGCGCTCCTGCATCAGGCAAACGTGGCGCCTACGGCGAATCCGTGATGCACGTCTCGATCGTGGGGCTAGGACCGTCGTCAGCTGTCTACGTTGATATCTGCAAGCGCCTGGGCGATCGGCGCAAGTTCTCCGATCAAACCTGGGTGATCAACGCATTCGGGGCGGTCCTGGCCCACGATCTGGTTTTCCACATGGATGACGTTCGCGTTCAGGCGATCCGGGCGGAGGCCGAACCGGATAGCAATATCGCGGCGATGCTCGGGTGGCTGAAAAGCCATCCGGGCCCCGTCGTGACAAGCCGCGCGCATCCGGATTTCCCGACGCTCATAGAATTTCCGCTCGAGGCGGTCGTCAACGACTTCCCGCAGTGCTATTTCAACTCGACGGCAGCCTACGCGGTCGCCTACGCGATCCACAAGGGCGCGACGAAGCTGAGCCTCTTCGGTATCGATTTCACCTATCCGGACGCCCACGATGCCGAGAAAGGGCGCGCCTGCGTCGAATTCTGGCTCGGGATCGCCGCCGCGCGCGGGATCAAGCTTGCGATGCCGAAGGCTACCAGCCTGATGGACGCGCTCTATCCGCAGGCGCAGCGCTTCTACGGTTACGATTGCGTAGACCTCGCGTTCACGCGCGAGAATGACCGGATCGTGGTCGGGATGACCGAGAAGGAGGCGTTACCGAGTGCCGCGGAAATCGAGGCCGCATACGACCATACCGGGCATCCGAACGGGCTGATGCGCCCCGAGGCGCAGGAATGCGTGAACACCTAATCACCCGTTCCGGGCCAGCCGTCGAGCCGATCATGCTGGCCGATGCGAAGCTCTACGTTCGGCAGACCGAGAGCTTCGATGATTCGCTTATCACGGCGCTGATCGCCGCAGCGCGCCAGTATGCAGAGATGGTGACGCGGCGGGCGCTGATCGCCCAGCGGCTGAGCCTCCTGCTCGACAGCTTCCCGCGGCCCGGCTTCAACGTCGGCTCGGCCAACTGGTACGGCCCGCAATGGGGCATCAATCCGGGGCCGATGACCGTCCTGTCGCCCGACGGTTTCACCGGTTACGAAATTTTCCTGCCGATGCCGCCCACGATCGCGATCGAGGCCGTCAAGTACGTGGATACAAACGGTGCGCTTCAGACGCTCGATCCGACCCAATACCAATTCGTGCCCTGCGAGAAGGCGATCCTTTCACCTGTCTTCGGCACCGTCTGGCCGCAAACGCAGGATCAGAAGGCGGCCGTAGAGGTGCAATTCATCGGCGGTTTCGCGGCTCCGCTCACGGCGGATTCCACGGCAGATACCGTCAGCGCTCCGCTGTGGCCGTCTTTGGTGATCGGAAGCGTTCTACGTTTTTCGAATATAGGCGGCGCCCTTCCAACGCCGTTGGCAGCCGCGACCGACTATTACGTGCGGTCGGTCGTCTCGCCCGGCGTCTACACGCTCTCGGCGACTTCCGGGGGATCGCTCATCGATATCACGACCAATGGCACCGGCCAGTCGTTCATCGGCGCCGTGCCGGAGGGCATTCTCGCTTGGATGAAAGTGCGCATTTCGACGCTGTACGACAATCGAGAGGAAGTCGCGATCCTCACCCGCGGCAAGGTCGAGCTGCTGCCCTACGTCGATAACCTGCTCGATCCGTTCCGCGTGCTGGAGTTCTGAACATGCGCGCTGGCGACATGCGCCATACCGTCGTGATCGAGCAGAAGGGCTCATCGCTCGACAGCTTCGGCGGTGAATCGACCACCTGGACGACGGTCAAGACGACCTACGGGGACGTGACGCCGCTGTCCGGACGCGAGCGCGAGGCCGCGCAGGCGATCCATCCGGACATCTCGCACCAGGTTACGGTCCGCTATCAGCCGCTTTTCGCCGATCCGGTCGGCGTCGCCAACATGCGGCTGCGGTATGGGACGCGGATCTTCAACATCCTAGCGCCGCTGAACGTCGATGAGCGCAGCCAGTGGGTGCAGATCATGGCGAGCGAGGGGATGGCCGCTGCCGGCTGATTCCGGAAAGGAGAATGCGTTATGCGAACGGTTCATTTCATGAAGGAAAGCGGCCCGTATGCTGCCGGTATGACGGTGAGCATCAATGATCAGGAGGCTTCCAGCGCCATCGCAGCTGGGCTTGCCGTGCCGGATCCCGGTCACGTGTTCGGGACGCCGGCCGCTTTGCCAGAGACGATTGCGCCGATTCCAGAGCAGATTGCCGATGTGAAGCAAGAAACGGCAGCCAGCTTATCGTTGAAGCGGATCGTGAAGGAATAGACCTTGCCCGAGTTTCAGAACATCCAGATTCACGGCTTCGAGGACTTCAAGCGGCAACTCGCGGAACTCCCGGGCCGGGTCGGTCGCAACGTGCTCCGGGGCGCGGTGAACGCGGGTGCCAGCGTAATCCGCAAGGAGGCCGTCTTACGGGCGCCGCAGTACACAGGCTCGGTGCAGGCAGGCCACCCGCCGTCCGGGACTCTGAAGAAGTCGATTTATCAGAAGCAGATCGCGGAGCTTTCGAGCGCCGTGCAGCAGACCTTTTTCGTGGGCTGGCGGCAGGGGAGGGAAGTGCAAGCTGTCAAACGCGGCACGAAAATTGTCAATTTGGATGCGTACTACGGGCATATGGTTGAATTCGGCACCGTGAAGATGCCTGCCAAGCCTTTCCTGCGGCCAGCGTTCGAAGCGAAGAAGGATGCTGCAATCGAGGCGATGCGCGCCTACATGGCGGAGCGGATTCCGAAAGAGGTCAAGAAGGCGGCCGGATGATGCCATTGCTTAATTTCATGATCCTTGCCGCTGCGATTGTCGCGACCTTGCAAGCATTCATTGAAATCGTGCATGCAGTGGTCGTTTTCAGGCGCGGCCGAGTCAAATGATTCAAGAAGACCTCGTGACGCTGCTCGGCCCGGCCGTATCGAATCGCGTCTATGGCGCTGTCGGCGCGCAGGGCACGATCATGCCGTACATCGTCTATCAACGCGTTATTTCTCAAGTCGAGAACATCCTCGATGGCAATGGCAACCCGCCCATCAATAATACGCGGATGCAAATCGACGTGTGGGGAAGTTCCTACGCGAGCGCGCAGACGGTCGCCAGCGCGGTACGCGGCTTGATGCTCGGCTGGGCGACCAAGAATCTGAACAACGGAGAGCAGGATTTATATGATCAGGAAGCGCGGCTGCACCGCGTGATGATGGACTACTCGATCTGGCACTACAACTGATACTGCAAGCACCACCCGCAAGGCCACGCACTAACCGAAAGGACGCAAAATGCCATCAACCGCAATCAGCGCGCAAG